CGATCTTCAGGTTTTGCCCGAAGGTGGCTTGAACCATGTCAGCCGGAACAGCGAGCTTTTCGGCAATGAACGCCGAGCGGGCGAAGTTGCCGCCGATCTTCTCGGCGTACAGCTGCTGCTCGAAGGTCTGCGCTTTGCCGTTGGCTTCGTCCAGTTGAGTCTGGAAGGCCTTGCTGATTTCGGTCTTCACCTTCTCGATCTCACCGGCATCCACCAGTGTTTTTGCATCGAGGTTCGCGACAATGCCCAGGGCTTTCTTGGCCGCTGCGGGGTCGTCGATGCCTTCGAAGGTCTTCACGATCTTCTCGGCGGATTCGGCGCGCACGCGGTGGTCTTTGGCCTCGGCGTTCAGCCGGGTGATGGTGGAGCGGGTGCCAGCGGCGTCGAAGGCGACCTCTTTGCCGTCGTCCTCCACGTACACAGGTTTGCCGTCCTGGATTTCAGCGTACTGCTTGCCATCGACTTCTACGGTTTTCAGTTTCAAGGTCTTGTCTCCTGCGAGCCATCCGACTCAGTGCGCCCCGTCCATCCGAACAGCGGGCATAAAAAAGCCCCAGCGAATGCCAGGGCTTGAATTTGGGGTAATAAAAAACCCGCACTTGGCGGGCTTCAGGCATTCAGTTAATCAGCAGAGAACTACGCGCTCCCCGCCCCGATGACAGCTGGCACAGATTACCTGCGGGGTTCCGCCAGTGGCCTTGCCGTTCTTCAGCAGCATGCCAATCTTGGTAATCATCACCTCACGACTGCCACAGCGGTGACACTGGATCATGGTCGCGGGCTTTGGCATCTTGCGGATGCGAGCCCGCGCCTGCTCGACCGGAGTGTCAGGCGCTGGGGTTCCCTGGATTACGTGCAGCTTCGGCTTATCAGTCATGCAGGCATCATAGCTCTGCTTTGGCGAAAGAGGCAGCATCCCGCTCGCGTAATTGTTCAAGCGTCAGCGTGCGGCCTTGGTCGTTGTAGAACTTGTCGAGCGTCAGCCCGCCTTCGCGCATCAGCTTTCCGCGGGAGGGGCCAAGCACCTGATCCTGGCGCGCAGCACTTTGGCCTTTGATCCAGTCGCCGTATGACGTTGACTCGGGGATCTGGCCGTCCATGCTGGCCCGGGAGCCCTCTGGAATATCGGCCTTCGATAGCCCAAGCTCCTCCCACGCTTTGACTATGGGCGTCGAGCTGCTTCGACAGCGCCAGTGCAGTCGTCCGGGACCGCTCAGCCAAGGTACTTTGTGGCCGATAGGCTGATGCGTGTCTGCCGTGTAGTGCAATCCATCTCTCAGGCGGCAAGGTGCGGAGGTGCGCCCATCCAGGGTGCTGAGCCACACAACCTCCGATATCAGGTCGCTGTTGGCTTGGTAGAAGGCATCGCGCGCACTTTGCGCCGTGTGACTGATGGCGGTGCGCACCATCGCTTCAATGTCGTTCCTGCTGCGATTGAGGAGCCCGTCGGCATAGCCTTCTGACCTAATGCCCATAATGCGGCGAATGATCTGATCGGTGGTCAGCCCTTCAACCATGCCAATTCGGATCGCATCACGGATACGGGCGGCCCGGCCGACCTCCATCTCTTGCATCCACTCGCCAAGCAGCTTGCCTTGGAATGGCCGGCTTGATGCGATTTGACGAACCTGGGCCAGATCGACCTTTACGAGCGGGACGGACGTCAGAACCTGAGCCGGGAGCGTTGCCGTGAACAGCGTCTGCTGGTAGTCAATCTCGTAGGCGGCAAGTTCGTCCACCGACTCTTTCAGCGCCTCGCCTGCCTGCTCATAGACTTGCTTGTTAAGCTCGCGAACAGAAGCCAGTACAGTGTTCATGTGCTTAACGGTGAATCGCTCAACCCCCATGCGCCCGACGGCAGCCAGGAGCCGATCGCGTAGATCCTCGTCGACCCGATTGAGCAGCGCCATGATCTTGCGCACCTCGGCGTTACTGAGGTGCTGCAGGTCCACGGCGTGCCCGATAGAGGCCGACTGAAGCCTCTCGTTGACCGTAGCCATTTACATTGCTCCCAGTGCTGGCCCCTGCTCTTCCAGGCGTGCTTTTTCGTCCTCCCAATCCAGCTCGTCGCTGATAACGCCACGACGCTGCATTTCGGAATACAGGGTTTCATCGCTGATCTTGCCGGCCGTTGCCATGCTTACCAATGCAGGAAGGCTAACTTCGGGAGCAAAGTCGCTGTCGAAGTTGCCGCGCATCTCGACGTGCCCACCCTCCTTCTCACCGCGATAGTCCGCAATGATCTGAAGTATCTGAGCGATGCAGTCGCCGAACTGACCAGCCAGGCGAGCCAGCGGGGAAAGCTCTTGCGCCGCCTCTTCGTTGGCTTGCGCCGCCGTCTTGACCTGCTGTTTGTCGCGCTGGAGCAGCTTGGCCCCAGCCATGCGCATCTCGTCGATCAGGTCTTGCAGCGACTGTCGGCCAGCTTCGATTGCTTTGCCGGTGTGCTCGACATAAGCCGCCTGACCGTCTTTCGGCATGCGAGTTGCGCTGCCGGAGCTGATCACCAGCTTGAATTGCTCGTCATCCGTGAACACGAACAGCAGCGGAACCCTGGCGACGTGAAGCAGGTTGTCCTGATCGCTCTGTGACTGCCAGTGCTTGACGTTCAGGTAGGCCAGCTCAAGTAGTGGCGGCTTGGCTGTCATCGAGCCAGTGCGACCGGTGTAGAAGGTTACCCATGGGATGTAGGCGAGACTGGTCGCGCCCTGCTCGAAGAGCGTCCAGGCCTTGCCGTTTGCGGAACGGTAGGTTTTCCAGCTTCCAGGCTCAAGCACACGGATCTGATCGACGCACTTTGTCCCGAACTCACCGTCAGCAACCTCGACCACCTCTTTGTATCGGATCTGCACCAGCACGCCGCCGCTGAACCGCCAGCCCAGCACCTGATCCGGCTTCACGATCACGGCGTAAGGGCGAACCCCTGCCTGGATCTCTGCTGCTCGGGTCTTGTATAGCTGGTTGCCGTCGGCATCGACAGTTGACTGGTAGTCGATCAGCGCATGACATAAGCCGTGACTGAGCCCGCTGCGGAACAAGTCAACAGACCATGAATTGAGGTCGTTACCGGCCAGGTCGATGTCGCTGCACAGCTCCTGAATCGACTCTGGAATATCCTCACCAAGCTGCATCGGCTCCGCGAACACGCGGGAGGTCATGTTGTTGATCGTCTCGGCGTATACCGGGAGCAGCGTGGACAACGCTAGGCGCTCCTTGTACGTGTCGTCATGCTCGGCCGGGAACTGAGGCAGCAAAGTCTTGCCAGCCCTGCGCATTCCCTGCGTTCCATCCATCAGCGGTGCTACCACGGTCCAATAGGCACGCATGCGGTCCACCGCTGGCAGCGTGGCGTTTGGGTCGTTGCTCATATTTAGATTCTCAGCGTCTGGGTGGTCGTGGATGGCTTGAATATTGGAAACAGCATCGCCAGCGGATAACCGGCCGCGTCAATGACGTGATCCACGCCGCTCGACTTGTCCGGCATGCCGTTCTTGTCGTAGGCCTGTTGTTCCAGGCCATCCGTGAGGTGCGGGCACCGATGCGTGTTGACCTTGAGCCGCCGAATGCCGTCACCGTTGAGGATCAGGGCATTCACAGCGTTCACGCGGTCAGCAATAGCCGGGTTCGTCGAGTTGACGCGCACCGACAGTCCGGCCTGGCGAATGATGCTCAGGTCGGACTCGCTTGCGTTTTTGCTGCTTGAGTTCTGGCCGGATGCGTCCGGGAATACCTGAACCGCATGTCCTTTGAGCTTGTAGCGTTCGTTGAACAGCGCGACCATCTGCGGCGTGTCGCGGCCATCGACGATCTCATCGACCGCAACAGGCCAGCCATCGCGCATCACGTAGACCACAGCGCTCATCTTCAACCGGTTGAAGTCCATCCCGATCAGAACGGGCTCGCTGGGCTGCAGCGTGTCATCTGTGTGATTCAGCACCCGGTTGAAGTCCGGGTAAACGCTGCCGGATGTCAGGTTAGTGAATCGCCCCTCGATGTATGCGTCGATCAGCGCAGCCGGATAGCTGTCACGAAGCGTCTGCACGTAGTCGTCGGGTAGAAATGGGTTGGTGTACGTCGCAGCCTGGATCATCACGTAACCGGGCTTCGGGTTTCGGCCCCAGGTGTCGTAGACGAACTGGAATCCTTCCGGTGTTGTGTAGGCCGAGACGCGATTGAATGGCTTCTCAATGTCCGACGGCTGCTGCCTGTTCCGCGCGATGATCTTGCGCCAGGCCATGGCCGCCTGAGTCTTCTTGAGCGTATCGATCTCATCGACGTGCGCCCGGTATGACTCGTAACCAATGATGCGCGCCGGGTTCTCCAGCGTCCGCAGTACAAAGTCGCCGCAATTGGGTGAACTGGTGTAGATGATGTTCTCTTGCTTGTTGTACTTGTAGCGGATGCCCATGTCCGTGAGCTTCTCTTCCATGCGCGGGGCAAGGATGAGGCGTACCAAATCATAAGTTGGTTCGTATAGGGCAATCAGTGCGCTGGAGGACGACAGAGCATCCCTCAGCGCGCAGTTGGCGAGGGTTTCAGTCTTCCCTATACCGAAGCCGCCGACGAACGCCGGATACTTCTGAGTGAGCTGGTAGAAGTCAGCCTGTGGCTGCGTCATTTGTATCCGGAGCGTTCGACCTTCCACCTACCACCTCGATTTCGATTCTGGCTACCGGTGGCAACTCAATAGGGTTCGTCTTCAGCAGTTCGGCGCGGGTTCGTTCA